GGTGATAAAAACCAAGAAAACCCGAACAAAATGAGTTCGGATCCTCGAGGTACTGAACGAGAGATAGAGATATCGCTTGCTGCATATATTGCATGCAGGTCGGTTCAATCGCTATGATTCTCGGTGTTGATAATGTCTTAGGAACGAGAGTAACCTTAACAGGTCGCTCCTGTTCCGGGGTTAGGAACTTAACGGACTCGCATGCCGAATGGTAGCGAGGGTTAGGAAGTGCATAATCCAAAAATGGAAAGACACTTTCCAACCTCTCGGTCCACTCCATCTGGTCATATTTGGCGTTAGCCTTTAGACCATCAGCAGTGGAACCGGGACCGTGCTTTGGGACAAGACGTCCCTCAGCCACGTCCATATCCATCTTCGGAAGAATATCTCCAAAGAGGGTGGACCTCATATGACGGAATATCCTAAGATACTCTGTCTGCCACTCAGACCACGAGCAAGGGTAAAGATCCTTATACAAATAAGGATCCGAAACCTGACCCGAAAGGTCCGGAGTGAACATTTGAGAAAGTGAAAGTTCCTTCTCAGTTGCGATATATCCATCGATGGCTGAAACATTCCTTGCATCACTGCAAGGTAGTTCCATCTTTGCCCACATCAGAGTAATCTGACGTATGGCTCGGATAGCATCAATGGATGGTTTCGCAAGAAGGTAACCATCATTTCGATCGAAGATGAGCTCAAAGAATCCCTGCAACAGAGCGGGAATTCCGGAACCTCCTCGGATTTTCTTAAATCCTTGGAAGTACTCGTGAGTAGATGTCCCAGCGGAGGACTTCAAGCATTGCTCGAAGTCTTTTCCAAACCGGGCCAGGGTTATCGTCAGAAACGATAATCCCTCATCTTCAAATCTACTCGAGATTGTCTTAAGATCTCGAGCGGTGCTTACACAGCATCTGCTCTCGCAATCAGCGAGAACACACTGCATGAGTAACATCGGGCTGTGATACATAACCGCTCCTTAATAGAGCTAAGTGTTTCCCTAGCCATTGGTGTTATTGTTTGCCGAAGTTGGGCAGGATTTCCCAACCTTCCATTACTGTTCTGACTCTCTAGAGAGCTAACACATCACGTAAAACGTGCCGCATTAGGAACTCTCTCCAGAGCACCAGTGTCCTCATTACACACCGTATACTATACTCCCTCGGGAGATACGGATTCCAGTGTAATGAATGTGATTTGATAGACGCATACCCTCCCCACCTAGGGGAGGGCACGCAAAGGGATTTAATCCCAATCTATCGAGGTCACGACTCGGATCCCACCAGTTTGGTGAGCGCAGCAAATGACGTAGCCGAAAAGCCAGTCATCATACCGCCCGCGAGGGCGATAACATCTGCGGCAGTGTACCCGTAAGTCGGCTGACCAACTACGAGATAGGCATAAGCCTTCGCGTATTTGGAATTAGCCGGCACAAAGGGATCTGCAACGAGCTTGGACTGATCGATTCGGTACAGATGGCGCTTGACACCGCCCGAAACAGTCTGATGACTGATCGAAAGTTGTGTCAAACCATCTGCCGAACCAAATTGTCCGGACAAAGTCCCCGAAGAAATTCGGGGCATGGAAATAGCAGAACCACCCGTAGGGGTGATTGACTGCGGATCGGCGAACGCCATGGCATTACTCCTGAGTGTTAA